CGCTCCACCCTCCTTCTCCTTTTGACTATTATAACATGAAAACGTTTTAATAGAAAGAATGGGAAGGCATAAGGATATTGTATTTATCCCTCTCTCAAGTCATATTGACGATATTGAATTGGGACCATTCAAAACAACATAGCTCGTAAACTAAAAAGGCTTTATATCAATAGATTGGACCACCTGTTCCCGACTATACCACGACCTTTTGGACAAGGTCTTTTTTATTTGTCTAATTCCCTCAGCACTTCTTCCACATTTTCGTATGTTACAACCTCCCCATTTCTTACCTCTTCATTCGGCAACGCATAATCAAAAATCTGTCCGTTTTTGCGCACGATCATAACTGTGTCTCCTGTGATATACCCGTCATCAATAGCTTGCTTAAATTCGTCGTATGTTAGCATAAAGCACCTCCTTATCTTATTATTCGTATTTTACAGGAAATAATATAATTAAATTTAAAGCTTATTTAAAATTAAATAACATCTATTTTATGACAAACTAACTTATTAACTATTGACGAATATTAGATAAAAAGAAAATTTAGTATGCTGTTAGTTATAAATTAATTTTATTAATTTCATATTTTTTAATTTAAAATGGTATACTTAATCTGTAAATAACAAAAGGAGGACATAAATATGTCTAAACATTGGAGACATCTAATTATTCACTCTGCTCTGACCATTCTAGCTACGTTATTTTTAGGTATACTACCAATTACTGAAAATACTAGTAGTACCATTTACGCTGAATCGGCCACTATTTCAAATAATTGGAGTATCGAGCAACACCCCAATTATTACCATGTTGAAGGTAAAGCGCAACTGGATATTAAAAATTTTCCCGAACTTTATCGTACAACCGAAAGGGTCTATAAGAAAAGTGGGCAAAGTACTAAACCTGTTACAGTTTCCAATATCCATTACTCTGTACTTGATGGCTATGGCCGTTCTGGAGAAGCTTATGGTATTATCACAAAAGATATGATTGACATGTCTGCTGGCTATCGTGAAAAATGGGAAAGCAAACCAGAGCCAAGTGGGTGGTATTCTTATTTCTTCAAAAATACTAACCAGAGAGCCACTGAATCCGACTACAAGCATAGCCCCAAAAATGTGAGTAAGATTTCAAATAACATCAAGGCTAGTATTCCTTTAAGTAACGGTAGAACTCGACACGGCTATCTCTTCGACCGTAGCCATCTTATTGCAGACAGTTTAGGAGGAAGGCCTTTTAGAAATAATTTGATAACTGGCACCCGTACTCAAAATGTAGGTAATAATGATCGCAAAGGTGGTATGCAATATATTGAAAATAAAGTTTTAGACCACATTAAAAAAATCCCAAGGTCTATGTTTACTATAAAGCAACTCCCGTATATCAAGGAACTGAATTACTACCTAGAGTAGTTTTAGTGTCTGCTTTATCATCTGATGGATTTATTGACGAGACAGTTCGTGTGTTTAATAATGTAGCAGGTTTTAATATTGATTACCAAAACGGTGGGCTCTTATCTTCTACTGCTGACGTAGATATTAATAACGTTGAAGAAAATGTAGAAAATGAAATCGAAACTACTGATGACGAGATTGAAGAGGGAATCGAAAACGAGCCTGACACTGATACACTAAAAAAAGATGATGAAAATATCTCTTTACAAAAAACTGTATATGTAGCAAGCAGTGGGCTGTCTAATGTATATTGGTACAGCAAAGAAAATATGCCAAAAAATGTAAATTTAGACAAAGTTGTGGAAATGAGTGAACAAACCGCTTTAGCTAGAGGTAAGCATCATTCTGTCCAAGAAGCTGTAGAATAGCAGCCTTAACAGACCAACCGAGCATTGTTGGTCTGTTTTTTAGCAAGCAAAAAGCCCTCCTGTATGGGAACAAGAGGACGATAGAGAAAAGCCATTGGTATGGCTAAATTAATAGTACCATTATTGCATTAATAAAACAACAAAAACCAACCCGAAGGTTGGCCTAGTTATAAAAAAGTTAATCTGCCTACGAAAGCTGATTACCATTAAATGATACCACACAATAACACTTTAAGAAAACAAAAAAACCAGCCACATAGCTGGGGAAAATTAGCTTTTATGAAAGCTTTAGGATTATGAATATATACTAGCACACAATAAATAAAAAAGCAAGAGCCGCTAGTGTGATTAGCTCATGAATGTGCAGGGGTGTCAATAGAGGTAATCGGTGTATACATTACCTTAAAGACGCAACATCACTATAGGGCTCTACGCCTAAAGCTAAAATATCATCAATCGTCATTCCCATTTGAAACTCCATTTGATTCATTACCCATTCAGGAGGAGCGTTAAGATTTTTTATGTCAAATTTTTCGTAAAATTCAACTGCATCTCTCAGAGCGACCAAGAATATACCATCTATTGGAAGTGTTTGGTGAATATTTAAGGATATTCGAAATGCACTTAAAAGCAACTGAGTCCCAAAACCATTTCCTTTATGATTTCTATCAATACCTATTGCATCTATTTTCAGTATTGGGTAATTAGCCTTTTCAACAGAAACTATCTTAATTGTGTCAATTGAAAACGAAGCAAATCCAAAAATGTCATTATCATCTGCGAGTAAAATTACTCTTGATGTAGCTTGCTGATCTTTGTCTTCAGCAAATTTTCTTAGATAGAAATTAATCTCACTAATGCCACAATCGAATTTTTCAATAGCAGCATTTAAATCACCCGACCACTTATTTAAATCAATCAACGATACTGTCATTTGTCATTCCTGTAAATAGGATCTTTTTAGCCTTTTGAATTCTTTCGAAAGCTGATTTTGATGGATTAGGCTGTGAATTAAAAGCTTTTACAAAATTTTTGATGTCTCGAACAACTATTTCTGTATTCTTAGTTAAAACTGCCATTTTTTATACCTCCATCTATATTTATAGCTTAATTGTTGCATTTTTACACCATTATGTCAAGCGTAACAAAACAGCCCCCGCAAAGCGAGGGCATTTGTCTTATCTCGGAGCTTTATCTCCTATCTAAAAGTACCAAAATTAGTCACACGTCGGCCATTTTGTGAGTTTCCGACCGCAACATATCGTCTAACACCAGTCACGCTGATATATGTCACCCAAATATAGCCGTCTGAGTCAATCCAACCATCATAGTTAAATTCCGTGTTTTCACCATAAGTTGCTACAATTTCTGCATCTAGACGAGGTGCAGAACGGACATTTAAAGCAGCAACACGAACGGTAAAAGTACCTGTTTCAGGGTTAACTACATAAGTACCATCTGACTGTGCAACCACTGGAGCACTTGGCTCTGTCGCTGCTGCTGGCGTACTATCGTAAGGGGGGTAAAACCAACCTAAGATATATCCAGTGCCATCTTCAAACGGACGATCCACATAACGTGCTGGTCCACCAATATAAAGGGCGTCAGCATTACCATCTACGTTTTGCTCGATGTTATGCAGAACATATCCGTCTGACGTCACAATAACTAATCCTGTATGACCATAGCCGTGAGCGTAAGTTACCATCACAAAGATAGCCCCAGCTCGTGGATTAACTCCAGGAGCATTGTAGACCACTTCCATTCCTTGGGCGGCTGCACTATCTAGTAAGTCAATAGCATTTCCCCAAAGGGCAATGCCAAAATATTTTGTCGTGATCCAGTTTGGCAAGTCCACGCACTGCGTACCGTAAACATTATCGAGGTCAACCCCTTGGCCAGTGTCTGCCAATCCCTTGGCAAAGGATAATACTTCATCTAAAGTTGCCATATCAGTTACTTCCTTTCTTCAAAAAACGGGCTTAAAATCAAAGCAACCACAGCAAGCGGTATATAGATGATTGCGATTGCTATTACTAGCGCTAGTTGTGTGATTGCTCGCATGTCCCCTCCTATTGTTTTGGTTCGTGGTAAGTCAATGCTTGCTCACTGTCTGACAGGCCTTTCGTGGTTGGGTCTGTGACAACACCGAGCAATACTAAAAGCGTTACAGCTGTGTTGGCAATATCCGCGATGTTTGATGGTAATTTAATACCTAGTTGCTGCGCTAGCAAAAAGATAGCTCCTAAAATAGCCATCAAAGTTACTTTGTTTTGTAGTCGTAATTTTAAATTAATCATGCTTCACCTCTCATAATATCTTTAAGTTCTCTTACCTCACGATTGAGGTTTTTAATTTGCTCTGTCATTGTGATGAGCGTTTTGTTTTGCTCATCATGCTCCTCAAGACGCCTAGCGTTTTGCCGAGTGACAATTTTTAAATGCTCAACCTCAGATTGCAACAAAGTAATATCTGTCGCATGCTTGATGGATTTTGCATTAAAAATATTGTAAGTCGTGACGATAGCTAAAATAAAGCCACCAAGACCAAATATCAACTCTGTTGTCATAGCTTACCTCGCTAATCCTGCTTAACCAAATCCGCATATTTAATGACTGTGACTTTATCCTCTGATTCCAAATCTTTAAGAGTTTGCGCCTCATAAGTAAACGGCTCGTTGACATGTACAAAGACAAGATTCCCTTCTCCCGCTTGATCTTCGTGCGACTCATCTACAATAGTAAACACGTCATAGGCTTGATACTCACCTTTTTTGACAGGCTCAATAAGCTCAAGCATGCCTTTGTAGATGTCGGGTTCAACTTTCCCACCACTTGTCAATACGTGGATGGTTTGCAAGTTAATCATTCGCTGTGTACGCTCTGCGGACACTTTAGCTAGTCCAGCGGCTGTTTGGGCTGTTTTAGCAGTCTTAGCGGTTTCTTGTGAGATTTTTTCAAGGTCGTCCACTTTTTGTACTGCTTCGCCCATAGCGATTTCAACGTAAGCAGTCTTTTTAAACTCCTCTAAAGCAGCCTCGATAATTTCTGCATCATTAGCTGTTCTCAAATCTTTTTTGATCTTCTCTGCGATGACTGCACCCCTGTCGTCTGTAATAATTACCTGCGTATCAATGACTGCTCCTGTACCGTCCCACTGTGGGTAGTTTCCTGTTACTTTCCAATTGCGCATAGTTATTCTCCTTTTTTACTTTCTTCAAATTGTTCCAAGATATTATCGATTAAGACGATTTCCTCTGAGGTAAATTCATCTTCCGACTCTGCCAAGTATTCTAAAAAATCAATAAATCGCTTAGAGTATTCGCCACCTTTGATGACGATAGGCTCGCTTGCTAACTCGTCTAAAAAGTCGTTAAGCTCAGCTAGTTTTGACGTGTCATCGATTTTGGGATTGCCTTTGTCATCAACAATCCACTTGCCATCATCATTTTTAGAGACATACTGGTCAATAATATCAACCTCATCTTTGGCATACTCGCTTAGTTTTACTTCGACTTTTGCGAGTAATTTGGCACGTCCACGGTTAGCCCGCATGTTAGTGACCTTGATTTTATCAAGTACGCTATGTAGCGTGTTTAAATCTTTGTTTTTAATAGTTAATTGCATGTTGTCTCCTATTTAAAAAAATTCGTTTGGCTTTATATCTTGCGCAGCCTCTAAATTATAAATGTTTCCAATGGCACCCCAACCGTGATCCCTAAATTTATTACTGATGACTTGCAAGATGCGACCTAAATTCCAATTGCCGAGCCACCCTGTGTTTTGCCAGTAAAGCGTTCCCGCAACGTGTGTTTTTGTTGTATGCCTAAAAATAATTCTATCGCCGATAATTTCGACGCCATCAGCGTCAGAATAAGGCGCTATACGTCTAATACGTATGCCTGCATATCCACCGTCATCATTCCAATCAACAGCACCGCTTTTTACTTGGTCAATCGTTTTGTCGGATACGACTCCAAGCGTTACTTGCACACCACCCTCATATCCATCTTTAAAAACCAAAGCGCCAATGTTATTCCGATTGCCATAGCGATAACTATTAATCATCTTTTGGCGATACAAGATATTTGACGTGTTGTTAAAGACAATCTCTGCATTACTGTTAAAGTCCATCTTAGCCGAGTTAAGGTCGACAAGCATCGCTCCGTTGCGTGCTCTGATGACTTTACCCTCAAGCAAACTAGTAATAGCATACTCGATTTTAGCTTTGATAAAATTGGCATCTAAACCAACAATACTGCTAGCGTTGATATTAATCACATTGATTTTATTAGCGTCAATCGTGCCGCCGACGATGTTATCAGCTCTAAGCTTGATAAACTCACCAAGTTTTGCGCCAAAAGCCCCGTTAACCGTTGTATTGCCATCTAAGGCGATACGCTCACCAGAGATGCGGACACCGTAACCGTTTAAGTTGATTGCTGAGATAATCTCGTTTGCGGACATCTTAGCGTCAATACCACCAGCCTTTTGGATAGCTAGCTTGATACTGTCACCAGATTGGTTAATGATGCTTGTCACATCGGCTCTTGTGACTCGTTGGTCAATTTGACTAGCTAATTGACTAATCCGAGAATTAAGCTTACTGTTTGGACTATTAACATCAGACTGTAAACCACTAACAGTCTGTTGTAAGCTAGAGTAATTACCCTCTGCAGACTGCAACCGCCTTTGATAACTGTCTAAGTCCTGCTGTACACGACTGACAGCACCCTCACGATTTTTAATCTCTTGTGAGATTTGGTAGGCAGTTGATTGTTGCGTTGATTGCAACCCACTGATTCTTGACTCTAGCACTGTCCGCATGCCTTCGTTGCTACGAGTAAACTCAGCACGCAAGCTGTTGAGCTTGTTTTCGTAGGCCTCGGTCGTGCCTGATGAGGTTGTGGTAATCTTAGTAGACAACTGATGTAATTTATCATCATACTTTTGCGACAAACCTTGAGCGGTTGCTTGTATCACAGCTTTTAGGTCGTTTTTATCATTGGCCATTGTGGCTTTTAGGCCGTTAATACCAGTCTGATAGCTTGCGGATAACTTCCTTTCAGCGTCTTGATATTCTTGTCGCAAACCATTGATACTAGCCTGTAAACTAGCTGTCTGTTTATTTGCTCTGTTTAAATCAAGTCTTAAACCATCGACCGTTAAGCCAAGCTGAGCGGTCTTTTGCTCTAGCAAACTCTCAAGCTGGATACGCTGGCCTTGCACCGTTTTTAAAAACTCGGCTTTAAGACCTCTCTCGGTGTCAGATATAGTCTCTTTGATACCTTGAGCCGTTGTTAAAATCTCATTTTTAATAGTCTTATCAAAGTATGTCTGTAACATACCACGATTGTTTAGCTTGATTTTTGCCCACAAGTTTGAGTTGTCTGTATCTGTTAGCTCTAAATTAAGCTCTTTTAACTGACTGAGCGCTCCTTCCAAGTCTTTAAAAATCCCTGTTGGATTACCATCACCCTCAACAACCACTGGCGCAACGTAGCTAGTCGGCTTATTCCCTCGCTCAATCATGAGCTGGTTAAAGCGAGTCGTACCGATACATTTGTTATTGGCTATTTTAACGCTTTTTGTGTTATCATCAGCCGTAAATGTATAATAAGCACGTCCATCTGAGCCGATTGTTAAATTTGACTCGTCTATTAAAATCGTTGGATCTCTACTCAATTGTTACCTCCTAATGTTGCAAAATTTTAAATGTTGGATTTTTGTATTTGTCTATCCCATCAAACGGATAAGTCCACGTCTCGATAGACAGCATTGCGCCTCCGCCGGCAACTGTCCGAACTGGTTTTTGTAGCTTAGCAACGATTTTGCCGTCAACCTCAACAGCAACTTTATCAACTCGATGCCAGACAACCCCATAAGTCGCAAAATCCTGATTGTAATCAATGACAGCATAATCGTTTAATTTAGATACGTTAGCGTCTACATACGCTGTAATGTTGTAAACTTCCTGAGGCTCTGCTGATTGAGACCAAATGACCTGATTATTACAAATAACGCGAGCTATTGGCAGTCCATCAATCGTAATTGATTGATACAAACTCGTTGCGGTAGGAGGCTTTTGTGGGCTAGTATCTGGTTTTGATGACGGCTGATAGTTATACTTATTAGCTTTATACACATCAGTCTGTGTGCTAGATACGATTTTATAGATGTTAACATTTCTGCCATATTCAAAGCTGCGCTTGTCATAGATAGTAATATAATAGCTGCCTACTTTAATTTCATTAGCCCAAACCATCTTTGTATCTACTGTTTGCTCTATTAACCGATAAAAAAAGCCATCTGGTATGTTTTGTAACGTCATTATTTGCCCCCAGCCCTCTCAAAAACAATCATGCCGCTGGTGTCATAAGGCACTTGACCATTATCAACGACTTTTACAGATAGATACTGACCGGTTGTCTCATCTTTTAGCTTTCCGATGTTGTTTAACTGATACTGGATATCAGCTAATCTAACATAGCCGCTTAGCTGCGCATTTCGGACAACGTCCCTAATATCTGATTGCTTAACCATGTCTTGTGGCAGATCAGTTTGTTTAAGGTATTCATCTATACCATCAATATCAGATGTTCTGTGCCGGTGATATGTACTTGCTTTGTTTTGTAGCTCTATTTTAGTCGCATACCGGTCTAGATTTAGATCAGAAATATCACTTAGCGAGTGCTTGTGACTTGCTTTAGCATAAGTGCTCTCTGCCTCTGTCTTAGATAGATAGTCTGTAAGCTGCTTACTCACGTCAATCTCTGCCAGCTCTGCCTTTGTAGCATAAGCCGATAAGTCAACGTCTTTAGCTTTGATTTGGGCAATTTGATCAGGGGTAAGGTCTTCAAACTTCAAGGGATCACCCTTATCACCTTTTTGACCTTTGATGTTGCCAAGTAGCTTTTCAGATTCTTCTTCAAACTTGACAAAAAGGTTCCCCTCTTCATCAACTCGAGCACTCTCTACTCCTTTTCCTCTATCTCCTTTTTGGCCATTGGGGATATTAAAGGTTTTTTGAGTGTCGTCTGATAGTTTGATAGTGAGCGTCTCACCATCTTTTGTGATGTCAGTAATACTTGTACCTTTGTCACCCTTTTGACCTTTGATGTTACCGAGTTTAGTCTCTTTTTCCCCAATCCATACCGATAAGTCTCCGTTTTCGGATAGCTGTACCTTAGTGATAGATTCTCCTTGCGGACCTTCGTAGTAAGGCAAGTCGTTGTAAGTCAATTTGCCATCTCCGACCTTTAACCTGTGAGTGTCTAGCTCTACGACTAGCTCGCCGTCGTCAATGACAGGATTTAATCTTTGCCATTCGGCGGCATCCTTGCGGTCAAATAAGACTTTAATTGGTATTCTTTCTTCTAGCGTCATCTGTCCCTCCTTCCGTCTAAAATAATTTTTGGATTGCTTGATTGTTTAGCTGTGATTGTTGCACCTTTAGCATCGACCACATCTTTATAAGCCATATCCAGAGCCATATTTTGCGACTCTGACGCGGTTAAATCTATTTGCTTAGATTTATACCAGTCGCCTGTTAAAACAGCCGTGTAGCTCAAAGGATAGACCTCTATAGACTGTTTATCCTTAGTGACCTCAAAGGTCTGTGGCTCCATCTTAGCCTTAGTAGGTGTCAGTACCAGTTTGAGACCTTTATTGTTAGTTTGAGTAAGCGTGATAGTCACTTTATTGAGTGGCTCACATGTCTGACTAAAGCTAATCGTATAGATCTCGCCACGCTTAAAGCCACCGTCGTTGGCTTCTACCTCGATGTAATCCTCATCAATTTTTTTAACACGATTAGGGTTGCCGACCAGCAAATTTTTGTTGTAGCGGGTCTTGCCGTCTGTGCCTATGATTTCGGCGTTTAGACGGGATGTCTCGCTCGTTTCACTGACCTTGTTTTTTAGGTCATCAAAGCTTTGTTTAATTGATGGGATGTCATCAACCTTGATAGCCTCTGTGATTTTTTTAATGGCTTCTTCTGGTAACGCTAGGTTTTTGAGGGTGGCTCGGAATTCATCGAGTTCTTTTTGGTTGCGTTGGTCTAGTTCCTTAGTTTCGGCTGCTAGACGCTCTCTAAAGTTACGACCTTCTTGTTCGACTAATTTTTAAAATTGTCAAATTCAAGGTTTGCTACTCTCCAACGCTCCTCATTTTCTTTCTTGCCAGTAGCGATTTTTTCCTCAATGCCTTGGAAAAATTCTTGCAAGTTCATGCCAAGGCCAGCGATATTTTCCACGCTGTCATTGATCATGGTTTGGACAACTTCCTTGCGTGACCTTGCTTCACGATTTTGGACAACGCTGTAATCGCCAAGAGTTACGACTGACCTGTTAAAATTAAGTTTGTCAATATCAATCTCATCAACACGAGTTTCAAAAGCAATTTTTACCTCATCGTAGATAATGGCTACTGAGTCGCCTTTCCACGTCTCTGGACCAATATCTAAGATTTCTGCTTTGTAAATCCTAATGGGGATTGACAATCGTTGCAATTCTTCCCATGTTGCTTTTAAGAGTTCTGACTTATCCTCGATTTCCTCATTGACAAAGACACCCCAACGATGCTTTAATTCGCCGTTTTGAGACAAGCCGTACTCTTCCTTGGCACTGTCTAGAGCCACAAAGTTTTGATTAGCTGGTTTGTCTATCGGGTCGCCTTTTTCGACTGACCAAACAACATCAGTAAATTCGATTCTTCGACCGTAGCCTTGCCGCCTTTCTTCCTGTGGCAAGTGTCCCTCGACATCTTTAGGCTCAGCTTCTTCGTGTTGGATTTCCTCGCCTTTGCCTCGGCCAATCAAGCAGGTTACGATGTCATCTGTTGATTCCTCATAGACGACTTTTAACAGATTGTTACCATGCTCAAATTGCTTTCCTGTCGGTTTACCAAAGCGCTTTTTGAGGTCGATATAACGACTTGTGATTTTATTATTAACAAAGGTGTACCTGACATTAAACTCACAGTTAAAAGCTTCTACAACCTTAATCAGAGCAGCCCGTGGACTGATGTAGTAATAACTAAGCGTTCTAACCTCAGAAATACCCTCAACTTTACCAACTTGATAACCAGTGCCCTCTAAAGCACCATCAATACAAGCATCTGCGGACGATTGCCTAAATCGCTTGTCTTTGATAATGGCAATGGTGTCGAGGTCACTCTCGGCTTTGTCTAGGCCTTTGTAAAACTTGCTATCTTCTAGGTTGTAATCAATGACTTTAAAGAGTTTAAAAACGTCCTCTTTTTGGTTTGGGTCATAGTTAAAAAACCAAAGTAAACAAAAGGCTCAATGTCATAATCAACAGGTACCTCAAAACTAGCTTGATCCCAGTCGTTATTTTTGACCTTAAAATGCCATGAGAGCAAGTCATCAGTACCAACAGTAGCAACTAATTGCTCCAGCTTGTCAAAGAGGTAAATCATAGATAGACCTCCCTAAAATCAGCTGTAATTGTGGCATTGTCACACTGTAAAGTGTTTTTTCCAGGTAGTAGCTCAAAATAACGGCTATTAACCATATCCAAATCACTCAAGATGTTGCGACCGTTCTGGGTAATCTTACCCGTTGCCATATCAATCTTAATCTCATCGGTCGTATAAGTACCAGTTAGTCTGATATACTTTTGACTTTCGACGTGTAGCAACCTAATTTCTTTTGTTGGTGATGAGAGGTTAAGAGTCACGATTGGTTTAGTTGTTACTTGTCCTTTGTAATTAATCACGTTGCCTTTAAAAGATTTGATGTCTTTAAATTTGTAAGGATCGTAACAGATAATTTCTATCTCGATAATAGCTTCGCAACGCTTTTCCTTGAGGTCCGGAAATTTTTTTAATTGACCTAAATAGTAACAACCATCATCATCACTAAATTCAAATTTTGTAACTTTTGATTTGACCAGCAACGCATGTAGATTACTAGCTAGCTGTCCAAAGCTACTAACGTCACTCGCCTTTAGATAGACTGTCCAAGTAAGCGGTAAGCTATCCTTGGTTTTTTGATGATAATAAGCACCATGTCTCCCTAAAACCTCTGTAACTTGATGATTGTATTCACCCGCATGCCTTCCCTCAATTCTGATTGTTTTAAAAGAGGCAGAGTCGCTTTTTAAAACATCTTCAAGCAATTGGCCATTGACTGTTGTTGTCAGCGGTAAAAACGTGACTTTGCCATTGGCTATTTTTCTAAACATCTCTGCTCCTCTCTAAAAACTAGACGATTTTAAACGTAACGCTTCGTCTTTACGCTGTAACTCTGATATTTTATCTTTGAGTTGTACAAGAGTCATATTACCAAGCATCACGGTTAGATCAATGATCTGGTCTTTATCTCCGTTGGCTTTTACAAGCTCTATGAGCTGTTTTAGTAAAGCTACCACTTGGCTGTTATCGATAGAGACACTTGTTTTGTTAATTGACTGATTAGCTGACGATAACTCTCTCATAAATCGAGATTCAGACGAAATCCCCACACCGTGAGCGTACTTAGGGATTCCCCTAGAACGCATCAAGTCCTTTGTTTTGCTAGCACGTAAAACTTTTGAACCTTTTGGCAATGGTAAAACAACATCTCTACCTTCAGGGATAAATGATTCCCCAGTTGGTAACGTAACCAATTCTTTGTACAGTGGGCCTTTTTGGTCATTGACCATAGCTAACCCGCCGGGGTGGAAATCAGTCCCTTTTTCGTGCCCGAAAATCTTACGGACAAACGTTGTAATGGTTGTTGTAACACTTCTTGGAATTCTAGCCAATGCACCTATAACACCTTCTGCAACACCGCTAGCATTATCATGGGCTCTGATAACAGCTGGACTTTTTTGTTTAGGACTATTGACAGCCCTATTTGCACTAGCGACTGGGCCTGCTGTGTTATCCATACCAAACATAGCTATTGGAGTACGTTGTTTTGGGCTATTAACAGAATTGTTAGTTTGTGCCACTGATGGTCCAGTCTTATCAAGACCAAACATATCTATTGGCAATACCTGTTTAGGACTATTGACACTTGCATGGGCTTGCGCCGCAGTTGGCCCTGTTTTATCCTCTGCTTCAATCGGACGTGGTGGCCCTGCCACAACACTATCGAGGTTTTGTTGAGCAGTTGATACCGGTAACGGTGTTCCGTCAATTGCCGTAATTTCTTTACTTACCACTGGAAGATTATTCCAATTTTCTAGCATTTTTTTAGCAGTACCAGCTTTATTAACAAAATCTTCATTTTTAAGAGCAAGCTCTTTTTGTTTTGGTGTTAATTGATTCCAAATTTCCAGTAAGTTTTTACTTTCGTAAATTTTGGCCAGTCCCTCATCATTTGTAAAGACCAGTTTCTTCTCTTCTGGGGTCATTTTTTGCCAATCACCATTTGCGATCAATGCTTCTGCGATTCTGACTCTAGCATTTGACTCTAAGTTAGCATGCTTAAGCATAAACTTGAGCTGGTTCCAACCTTCCTCTGATTGAGAGGCTTTTATTACCTCATCAATAGCATTAGACTTAACCTGAGCTTTCTTCTCGTCAAAGGTTAGCGATGTCCACAGTGCATTAGCTTCCTTAGTCTCTTTAGACATATTTGCTGTTGATTTTGCTAACAAATCCAGATTAGCACCACCTTTTTTAGCGGCTGCATCCACCTTATTAGCCAGCTCATCATAAGACAGACCAACTTCTCGCAAGAATTTTTTAGCCCGTTGACTATTTTCCTGGATATTTGTTGTCCAGTCTTTTAGTCTAGCTTTTTGCCTAAAGTCACGAGCTTCAGCAGCTTGAGCATATTTTTCAGCTAAAGCATTCATGGTGGCTTCATGCTCATTTTTAAGAGTTTTCATTCGACCGTTATAGTCTTCTTGGCTAATAGCCTCTTTATCAAGAGCTTCTTTGAGAGATTTAGCCTTAGAATCGTATAATTTTTTCTCTTCTGAGATAGCTTTTTCCAGGGCTGTCATCGTTTTTTTGAGCTGAGTCTCATTTAATGTTGTCACATCATTGTTAAAGGCTTTCATCACTGATAAAGCCTGCTTATTAGATAAACCCATAAGCTCTAGTTTTGCTCTAACCAACTCTTTTTGAGCATTTTCAACAATAGTTCGTTCCTCAGCAGTCAATCGTTTAACGTTGCCATTATGACGATTATAGATAGTATTGATTTCATCAACCATCAATCTAGCATTCTCAACTACTCGATTATTATGCTCTTTACCTTTAGCTACCTGTTCAGCAGTAAGCCCTATCTTATTACCAAGCTCCTCCATTCGTTGGTTAGCTTTTGTTAACTCATTTTCTAGATCGCCTAATAAGCCCTTGAAACTATCTTTTACCCTTTGGATGGCAGGAGAACCTATAGCATCAAATCTAATCATTGATTCTGTGCTCTCATCTACTTTATTTTTAAAGCTGTCCAAGGCTTGACGAGTAGTGCCAGTTAAAGTGGTTCCCCACTCCTCAGACTTCTCTCTAGCTTTATCTTTAGCATGATTTAAAGCTAGTAAGACACCTGTCAAAGCGACTGTCCCACCAATTAACAAACCAATTGGATTTGACAGTAGATTGATAGTTGATGTTAGACTGCCAAATTTTGTACTAGCCCCACCAGCAGCTGTTCCCGATGCTTCAACTGCACTTTCAAGTGCTTTAACTGCTGCAGCGCCTTTTCTAGCACCAGCAAGCTTACCAATCCATGCGACAAGTTTACCGACACCAGAACTTGTTTTACCGATTATGCGTAAAAATGGTGATGCTGCAGCTGTTCCTGCTACAAGATAAGCGATAAATCTCTTAGTCTCTGGGTTTGCATTTGAGTATGCTTTAGCTAGGTCTCCAATCGTTTTAAAGAGTGGCTCTAAAGCATCTAGTGCATTTGACGCAGCTTCCATCAGAGGACCACCAATCTCAATAGCAATGTCATTGATTTTATTCTTAACAATTTTTAGTTTGCTTTGGAAAGTTTCATAGCGTTTGCTTGCTTCGTTTGTTAGTGCTGTGTTTTCTTTCCAGGCTGTATTTGATACGTCAATGGCTTTTCCGAGTGTTTCAGAAGCTAATCCAAGAGATTTAAGCATATTAGACTGACGGACACCGCTGAGCCCCAAGTCATCTAAAACTTTTGTGGCACTTTCACCTTTTTTATCAAGTTGACCAAGACCTTTGATAAATTCTTGTAAGGCGACAATTGGTTTTTCTTTCCATGCCTTGGCAAAATCGGCTGAGGACATGTTTGCTATCTGAGCAAATTTATTTAAATTATCGCCTCCAGATGCGACTGCACGTTCAATGGCTGATAATGTTTGAGTCATTGCCGTACCACCAGCTTCTGCTTCAATGCCGACAGAACTCATGGCTGTAGCTAAAGCTAGCATTTCTTGGTTGGTCAGACCAGCTAATTTTCCAGAAGCTGCAATACGGTTAGTCATCGCTACGATGTCTCGCTCAGTTGTCGCAAAATTATTACCTAAAGCGACAACAGAACTACCAAATCTAGAGTATTCCTTGGATGTTAACCCTGTGATATTTGCGATTTTCGCAATAGATGATGCAGCTTCTTCAGCGCTTAGATTTGTTGATTGTCCCATGTCAATCATGACACGAGTAAATCCTAAGACATCTTTTGTTTTGATACCTAACTGTCCAGCAGCTTCTGCTACACCAGCAATTTCAGTTGTTGACGCTGGGATTTCTTTAGCCATTTTTCTAATGCCATTAGATAACCTTTCGTAAGAATAGGTTACTCTGCCATTGGCATCTCTAACTTCATCCACCGTCTTTTTGACACCGGTAAACGCAGTGTCAAAATCGCTAGCAGCTTTAATACTGAGTAGAGCCCCCGCTCCAAATCCTGCGCTAATCCATTTAGTTTTATCTGCGAGTGTTTGTAATTTCTGGCCAAAAATATCAAGCTGTTTACCACTACGTTGTAGAAAACCAGTAAAGCCCGTCTGACCAGCCGCCTCTTGAAAGGCTTTTGAAACATTTCCTAGCTGGGCTTCTAGTTGAGCCAGCTTAGCATTTTCTCGCTCAATCTGCACGGCCGAAGCTTCCCATTTATCTGTTCCAGGATCCAGCTTGTCAAAATCAGCTTTTAAATGAGTCAAGACTTTCTTTTGGGCATTGATAGCCTGAGTTAGTGTCTTGTACTTCGCTTGTAAGAGTCCAACGTTTTTGCCATTATTTTTTAAGGTAGAATCTAGCGCTCTAGCCTCTGCTTTAAAGTAGTTAACAGCCCTTTTAGCACTCTGTAATTTGGGGTCAAATTTTGATGTATCAAGCCCTAACTCAATAAACATGCTGCCTAAAGGCGTTCCCGCTACCATATATCTCCTTTTCCTAAAAATTAAAGGTCTCAAAACGAGACCTTATCCTAACTGTCCTATAAATTCCTCTAAAGTCATGACTTTTTCTTTTTGCTCTGATGCACTTAAAACAGCTAACAAATCTTGCCAATCTGTTTCCATGACATCCTTGACAGACATACCAAAATCAGAACGAATAATGTCTTGAGTAAACTTATAGAATTTTGCCAAAGCCTCTTTAGGCCCTAGACGTTGCCCTTTGGGTCATCTGGATCTCCACCAATCAATTTGACATACACGTCTGCTAAAATACTGTTGAGTTCGTACATATTAAGCTTGTCATACATCATATCAACAGTTAGTCCATCAAATAGCCCAACGATAAATTCCAGTTGCCTGTCAAGTTTTGCATATTCTGGTGCGTCACTATCAGATAGCTCTTGTTGTAAAACAAGATAATCTCGATAGTCACGTACAGTTAAAGGTTTACACTCTTTAACAACTTTTTCGCCAGCTTCATTTGTGATTTTAATTTCTAATTTGGTCATTTACTTCTCTTTCTTGGTCTTTTTTTCGATAAATGCAGTTACTTCTTCAGTATTTAGATCAAGCCCAAAATCACCAGTCCGAGGACTAGCTGGGCTTAACCTTTTTTACTTTCAATAAATCAGCTAATTTTTTTGCATCACCTGCAATCGCCTCTGTCTTCTCATCAAAAGCCCATCCGACATACTGACCTTTAGCATCACCTTCGTCACCAGGCTGGGCGGCAAAGGCAAGTTTTTGACTATCTAACCCTTCGTTTTTCTCCTCTTTGGATTTCAACTCAAAATCGTCCATAGAAAATGTTCCTTTGAAAAAACCAAGATAGGCATTTTTACCGCCAGTTGCTGGTGCTTCAAGCAAAACAGAAACTTCTGGAGACTCTGTGTCTTCTCCGACAAACGTGATTCCATTGTTGTCCTTATACCCCAAAATGACCTTAAGAACTTCAAATGGAATGTCAATAGCTTCCATTTCCATCTTGACATCTCCAACACCTCGTCGTGAAGTATAATAAGCGATGTCTGACCCGAATGTTTTCGTAGGTTCTGCTGATAGCCCACTGATTTTGGCTATTTTAGTCGCCCCTTTATCTTTTGTACCTTCAATAACGAAAGAATTCGTTGTGTTATCAAGTACTGTAATTGTCATGCGTTTAAATCCAATTGCTTGCATGTATTTCTCCTTTAATAATCTTCGTAAATATCGCTAAGACCCCTAAAAGTTCTAGCATCTAAATATCTGCCAGTATCTCGATCAAACCTCTCAAAGCCTGCATCATTTTGATGAAAACCAATCTTTTCCAGTTGTTTTTCAATACGACGTTGCAAGTCTTTGCATTCTAGTCTAGATGTGCTTTCAACCTCGATTTGGTAAAGAAACTTTTTTGATAAGGCTGTGTCAGAACCAAAAGTTGATTGTTTTGGCGCAGTTATCGGCAAAATGACAATGCTTGTCTGATCGTCTAGCAGACTTTCTGATCGTTCAAAAGATTTTATTTTGACTAACTTTAAAACATTGTCTGCTTTTAACAAGTCAAACACTTCTGTTAACATGTCTCTAACCATCGAAACCTCTTTTCAGCTTGTCACGGATACCTCTTGGATAAATAGTTTCCAAAATATCAGAATAACGACGAATAACACCTACGCCACGTCTGTTGAATTTCCACCCGTATTCCAATTCTTGAAGGTGAACTATGTTCCAGCGTGGAGATACAAACCCTAATTTAACTTTAGGAATACCATCTTCTCTTCTTACACCAGAAACAACTGTACTCTCTGTGGTCTCTCCTGTCCGCTTATAGACAGAGATAGCAGATTTAAAACTAGGTTCTAGTTCTTTGCCAATTTCTTTTAGCGATTGATTAACTACCCTGTTAACTTTCGCAGGGCCTAACTTCTTTTCCATATTCGCAAGAAGTTCTTCAACACCTTTTAAATTTGCAAATCCACTCATTCTAACCTCCAGCAACAATGATTAAAAATTTTCTGTCATTAAAATCCGGTCTGACATCTATAATCCCTAGCTTGTCTTTGATACGATTATCTAAAATCTCTACAAAGTCTGAATTACTAGGATGGTACTGATTTAAAGGATCACGAATTTTTAAAGTCATTTTTGCTTCTACTTTGCGAGTGTTAGCAATCTCAATGTCTTTACTACTAGGGTTATAGACTTCCCCTCGTGTTTTGTAGACTAAATCTAGCTTTGTGTCACGACCGTCAAGGCTATCATCTGTCGTAGAGGTGTAAAATTTAATAGCTGTTTTTAGATCACCGTTACCAGTTTTTGCCTTTTTGATGCTTCTTCCTTTAATCATGAGATGGCTCCTCGATGTCTTTATATTTGTTAGTTAAATACAATGTTTCGATTTCATCCGTATAATTTTTCTGGAATTCGTCTAAAGCGTCATAGTAAACATACCTGGCACGCTCAAAAGCTAGCTCAAGCAATTCTTCGCTAGCTTCTGTTGCGCCAGTCAAATTGGCAACAGCTTTGATGCTAGCAGAGAGCATAGATGACACATTTTTGTCTTCTTCTTCGTCACTATCAAAAATTCTCATCCTTGTTTTAAAGGCAGCTAAATATTTCTCAGTAACTTCCTGCGCATCAATAGCCATTATTCTTCCTCGCCTTTCTTAGCTTTAGTTGCCTTCACTTCCTCATAAAAGTCAGCAGGCACACTTGCTGAAAGCTCATCAAAACGAGTCTTTGAGACCTCGAAAACTTCGCCAACTTGTCGAATAATATTTTCTTTGTGATCCCCAAATGGTTTTAAAACCTTTAGTTTCATTGACTACCTCCTATTTCCTATTAGCCTCCAGCTAATGTCAATAATGCAGCTGTATGATTATCCTTGGCTTTACCGTAGAAATAATTTTTAGTGAGATATAGCTGTAAATCTTCCATCGCAAATGTTTGATCGTACTCTTCGATTGTTGATGCGGTTGCCATAAACGCATCATAACGATTAGCTACAAAAGCAATCGCTTTTCCTGTATCTACTGCAAGAGATTCAAGGATTGTGATACCGTGCGGCAAAACAGTGACATACTCGCCAAACTGATTACGTGACGTAAATTGTGCTTCAAGTGCCCAGCGATCTTCTGGATTCAAAAGTAGCTTAACTTGACCAGCAATTTTTAAAGGACGTTTTTTATCATTAACAGATAGATGTTTCATGACAGATACAAGTTTTTTGGTGCATTATCTGGGGTTAAATCAGATAAATCTGCAATCGCTTCTTTGTCCGTTTTGTAAGTTGTGATGTCACGACCTGTCGATTGGTCAACAGTTGGTTGAGACAAATCTTTAAGTAATCCAACAGGCTGCAATAAGCCATCACCTTTAACAATTGCTAATTCAAGCGCTACTGCAATGGCTTCCTTCAATTGCTCTGTGATAAATTGTTTAAGCCATTTAGGGCCAAATTTAAGAGCATCCTTAGGGATCACCACAAATGCCGTAAGTTTAAATTGACTGAAATCTTGTTCTTTAAAGGCTTGTTTCAATTGACCTTTAATTTCTCCAAAAATATCACCCCAGACAGCAGTACCAGAAGTTTCTGCGGTAAGAGCTTTTAGACGCAGACTAGTGTTTTTAAAGTTGATAACTTTTAACAGCGGATGCTCAGCAACTAAATCATCAAAAACTTGGACCATGGTTTCTTCTGGTAGAAGTTTAAATTTATCTTTTCCACCAACATTTTTATCAATGTCGTTAAAAAACTTGATTTCTTCTGCTGTTAATTCACGGTTTTTGTCTCGCAAATCAAACATGCGTTCCATTTCTTCTTCGTTTTTTGCGAGAATTTCATCACCCATCGTGGTAAAGGCAGCTTCAAATAGCTTTTCTTGTTCTTCTGATGTTGCCCCTGCTGAGATTTTTGCGCTCAGTTCGGCAACAGCTTCGCGGTATTTTGGTAATTCTTTTAAGTTAATTGCCATGTGTTCTCCTTAATGTCTAAAAAATAAATTTTGCAAATGGGGATGAGGCTTTTTCTTTAAGCTCAGTCACCGCATCGTCTATAACTTCTGTTAATTCATCAGCATCAATAGATACTTTAAGCTCTGATGCTGGTCGATTTTTATAATCGTTAATCATTGGTTCAACAATAGCTTTGACACGAGCTTCAAAGTCATCATTTTGCTGATTGGTTTGAGCTTTTTCGTGAGCTACCATGTTTTTAAATTCCTCGATTTTATCCTTAGGAACTATATCAATACCAGCTACAAGCGATGGCATCTCATTGTATAAAATGTCATCAATAAGACCAATCTCTTTAGCACTATTTGCTGTAAACCATGTTTCCGCATCTAGTAACTCTCTAATTTCTGCTTCTTGTTTACCTGTTTTTCTGGCATACATTCCAGCTAGAGAGATACTCGCATTTTCGACGACTTCGCTATCATGTTTTAATTGCCTATAATCTCCATAACTTCCCCAAGAAGCGTTATGGATCATAATTTGAGCCATTGGTGATGCTTTGATAACATCACCAGCTAGCATGATAATGCTAGCGATGCTTGCAGCTAGACCTGTAATGACAATTTCGACTTTTCCAGGGTAATCTTTTAAAGCAGAGTATATTTCACTGCCTACAAAAACTTCTCCGCCACCGGAATTTAGTCGGACTTGGATGTCTTCTCCAGCCGCACTATCTAAAAAATCATGTACTTGTTTAGCAGTAATACAAGGTTTTTCCCACCAATCGTAGTACCACTTGTCCCCCTCGCTGACGACTGGGCCATTAAGTTTCAACTTCTTCATCTACTTCACCCCCTCTCTCCAGAACAGATTCATAGTTCTTGGTCATATAAAGAACTTTTCCTAAGCCGTCTGGTAACTCAGGAAGTCCAATTTCCTCTCTGACCTCATCAATAAAGACAAATCCAGAGGAAATCAGCTTATCTGCTTGGTTAGACACCGAAAATAAATCATAGTTTTTTAATCCAGTTACTTTGATAAAACACCCTTCAAGTGTTTCGGACTTGTCGAAAATAGCACATTCTAAGCCATCTACAATATTTGTCACTATCGACTCAATAGGACCTTCAAGTAGTAACTCATAGTTTTTTTGATTGTCAGCTATATCTCCATGCAATAAAGAGATTGGAATACCAAGCATTTCTGCAAACTCTGCCATGTATTGATCTTTTAGTTTTTTGATGTCATCTACATAGGATTTAACAGCCCCTGTGTTTTTGAACCGTATTCTTCGTAGTTAGTGTTAGCAGTAACTGGGATTCCAACAACAGACTCTGTTCTAATTTTTTCGATAGTGCGTTTGAAAAAATCTTTGTCTGATTTAGGCTGTCTCCCACCGTCACTATTTTCCTGAGCACGTTCCCTCACTTTATCTTTAGGCGGTATCATGGTAAAGCGTATTTGATTGGCTATTTTCTGGTTATTAATGACATGACCAAGCAATTCCCCATACTCTTCCCAAAGTGACTCGACTTTTGACATTAAATCGCTATTATCATTTTTTAAATAAATGACTTGATCAAAAGTAAATGTCTTTTCGTAGGTTTGTCCCTGAACTCGTGACACTTTAAATTGACTTCCAGATAGTTTTTTATCCTGTGTAAAACTATCTGCCACGTAAATGCCCTTGCCTGGTATGACAAAAATTAATGTTTCTCCATCAACTAAAAGCTTCTGGATTACTTCAACCCAAAACTGGGATGCCGATTGGTTAGGATTCGCTTTGGTGTTAATCCAATACAACCAATCTTTTTGATTTTCGGTTAATTTTTCTGGAGTTTTTAACCTAAACGTTGACTTAGAAATTATCCTTGCTAAATAATTGACACATTTGTAGAGAGCATCTTCTTTTAAGACAACATTTATTAATTTTTCTGATGTCGTACTTCCTGAGTCATCGTCTGACAGTGTTCCAGATTTTTTGAAGGAAAAGAAGTCTAAAATCCCCATTTAACAACCTTTCTAGGTGCTATTTAAATGCGTTTATATGATTATTTACCCACAAAAACATTTGAAATTGCCTTAAAATGGCTATCTCAGCACCGTTTTATAAGTTTAATTTACATGTTTTTGCTTCCCTTTTTGGCGGACTTTTTGAGTTATAAAAAACACCCAAAAAGGTGCTTTTATTAATACCATTCCATAACATCATCATAAAAGTCAGCATCACTAGAAACTTCTAAAGTATCTGCTCGATACATAGCATATTCAAATGCTTTGAAACCATCAGTCTTACGTCTTGTGTCTTCTTTTTTGACGTACTCAACATTACCATCACCTTTTAAGCGACGCAAAACATTGTGTGTGTACCAGCGCATCATATCGTTATGGCCAAAAACAACTTTATGATTAGCAAATGCTGTTTCAATTCTTGGTGCTAATAAGCTATCAATAGCTCGAGGATTTCTAACAATTTCAATTTGATAACCTGGTGGCGCACTAAAAGTGTTTTTTGACAAAACTTCAAACCCTTCTCTCTCAAATAATGGTTTTAAAATTTCCATTCGGAAGTTGTCTGACACGATACGTTGTAAATCATATCCCTCTTCATCTCTCATTTTTACAAACCAGTCAACAATATACTGTGGGTTGATACTCGCCTCATCAATAACTGTCAACAAGCCTTCTTGTTCCCATTTTTTGATAGGAGCAAATTGTCTCTTACCATTGATTGAGTCTTTGCGCTTAGAGTAACCATAATAAGTGTCAACAAATTCTTTTCGTACGAATGAATGACTAAGCCAGACATAATCATCTCTGTCTTTAAATAATAGACCGACAGCAGCAAAGTCACGAATAGCAGCATAGTCTAATCCACCAATACAAACCTCACCTCGCATGTCTGGCAGCTCTCTCTTAGTAGCAACAAGTTCTTCGTGACTCGCAACACTTCTTTCAACGTCCATGACAGGAAAGTCCATACGTTTTGTCATAAACTCTTCACGGTTTGATGGATCTTCAATCATTTCTTCGTATTGCTCGCAAACCATGTCAAAAAGCTCTTGAGCATAATCGCTCATCGGCTGATGGAACATCGGATTAGCTTTTTGCCATTTTTCCTTATCATCTACTTCGTGCTCTTCGTCGATTTTACAGATAAAAGGAAACATAGAGTTCCATCTAGCAGCACCACTTAATACTTTTTTAGCTTTATCTTTCATCGAGTCAATAAAACCCTCTCTAACATAACCGTCCGTGCCAATATAAAACTCTCGAGCATTTTTTACTTTACCAAGACCAGATTTATGGACACGAACATCTTTGTTTGACTCGTACTGATGTATCTCATCAAAAACAACCATACCATCTCGCAAACCATCTTTCGTATTTCCATTAGAGGTTCTAAAGCGCATTACACTATTAGTGTGTATTGATTTGATTTCACTTTTTGTATTGTAATAGATTTCTTTTAGTTTTGGATTACTCTCAACTGTATTATAAATTTCGTCAAAACTGGTCTTTGCTTGGTCCTCGCTATTTGCGACTAATGACACATTGTAATTCTTAATTCCATGAAAAGGGCTAATCAAATAAGCAATAATTCCAGATATTAAACCATTCTTACCACCACCACGGCCCATCATAATCAATATTTTTTATAGACGTTTCGATTGGTTTCCGAGTACCTTAAAAATACAAAAGAGATGATAAATTTTTGGAAATTTTCTAGTTTAAAGAACCATTTTTCAATAAAATTTATGCAATTTTTTATGTTTTTTTCATCAAAAAATATCTCTTTTTTCTCTATTCTGGGGATAATTTCTCGATAAATGTAAGCAACTAAATCCTTTCGCTCTTGATTAAAAATGACCCTGCCTTTTTCAAAATCATCAATGTAATTTTGGACATATTCAATCAATCAAGACACCTCCTAAAGAAACTCTGAGGGGTCCGCAAAATTGGTATTATTTTGTTCATTTTTAATCTCTTCTTTTTTCTTTTGAAAAAATTCCCCAAGCTTTATGAGTTGTTGATTTATCTTAGTTTTTTCACCTCTTGCAGAGTTTGCTTTTAAGAAACTTTGAGCCCCATTTTTTACTAAAATCATATACCCATTTTCTTTAAGGGATTGGTCCAGCTTTCGATAAATTTTAACGAGGTTTAAATACCTTTCGACAATTTCAACCTCAAAAGAACTGTCTTGATCAACGAGCCCCAAAAGCTCTTTTTTTAATTCAGAGATTTTCATTTTTTATCACTATCCCCCCTCCCCCCTAAATGTGTGCGCAAAAAACACATTTTTGGTCAGATGACCCTCCCACCGGTTCCACGGCAGAAAAATTGAGTCGATTTTTTCGACCGGGGGTGTCCTTTCGTTTTTTATTTTCACTACCACTCAAAAGTCTCATCATCCCAACGACTTTCCTTTTTTGGTAGCGTCCGTGACGTCTATTATGACAGTCTTTGCATAGCGTTCTAAGATTGTCTAAGTCTAATGCCAACTCAGGATAGTATTGTACTTCTTTGATGTGATCCACTTCGAGATTAGTCGTGGTCAATCTCCCTCTCTCTCTGCACCAAACACATTCTTTATTATCACGTTTGATTGCTACCTCTCTTAGCTTCCGCCATTCTGTCTTGTGGTAGAAGGTACGATACATAGATTCTTTGCTTGACGTATCAATCTTAATCATTGGCAATCACCTTAACATAATGCTGTCTGTTAAGTTCCACAAACCAGTCTCTGACCTTTTGTTGTGTCTGTGTCTCAGCATAGTTGAGGTACTTAGCACCAGCTCCTGTCATGTTTAATATGCGATGGACATAGACATCCTTGATAAGTTGCATCATATTGCTATCGGTGTGATTTATCATGTAGCTTATGGCTGACAGCCATGCGAAGTAAATACGGCAGTCAATATCATTAAACCTATCGAGACCTGTCTCTTCCTCTTTCTCCTCTAGCATCTGTAACAATATAGAGTTTAGTGGATTTCCTTGAGACTTCTTGTAGTATCTTTGTAGCCACATAATGTGATGGCTAAACTCTTTTTCTATTTTTGTTTTTCGCATTACATTTCCTAGCCATAAATAATTATTATTTTTTAAAACATGGATAATCGTGTTCCCTTTTAAATTGATCGTGATACACCATCCATTCTGACGGCACCAAACTTCCTTCGTTAAAACGCTGATACCATTTCCAAGCCCACTCGATTCCATTGTGGATGCTTTTGGGTCTTACTTCGCAATATTTGTTAGCGATAAACATTATCATTCCTTTTGGCACTATTTTGTACATAACAATCCACCTTTACTTGTTTAGCAATCTATTTGCATCTCTAGCTTTATTTAAAAGCATTGTTGTTTGAGTTTTACTCAGTTTTTTAACAGTATAAATTGGATCAGTAGAACCATAAGCATAGATTTTAATTGTTTCCCCTTCCAAGAGTTTTTTGTATATGGATAACGTTTAGGTCTCATTTATTTTTCCTCTCTCAATGTCACATATCTTATATATTGTTAAATTCCCACATAGCGACTGAATCATCTATGATTACTGAGCTACACTCAAATTCCTAGAAAGGTAATGCAACATTTTTTCGTTTTGTGTTATTAAGTAAAACTAAAAAATATTATAGGCTGAAATCAGCCACTGCATCATCTATCCGTTCTTGATTGATACCTATGTATCTTAAGGTTATATCTGGCGAAGAATGATTAAACATCTCCATCAGCATGGCTATATCTTGAGTTTTTTGGTACATGTGATAACCAAATGATTTTCTCATGCTGTGTGTTCCAATGTGATGTATACCAAATTGCTTAGCAGCCTTGTTTAGTATTTTCCATGCTTGCTCTCGACTTATTGGTTTCTTCTGGCCCTCTTTTCCTGGCTCAGTACATTTTTTTTGGCTCTCGAATAAGTAATCCCAAGGCTTTAATTGCTTATCTTTGATATACTTATCTATCTCTCGTCTGAGAGTTTTATTAATTGGAAACCGTTTTTGTTTACCTGTCTTTTGCTCGATAATATCTATATAGTTGCCAGCAGTGACATCCTTAACTTTGAGAGGTAAAATATCACCTATTCGCAAACCAGTATTTAATCCAAACAGTAACAGTAGAAAATTTCTTGGATTCCAACCTTTCAAATAGTCTTTCATCATATCAATCTGATCAGTGTCTCTGATTGGCTGTACTATCTTCAATCTGTCTCACCTCCTACAAACAAAAAGACAAGAACGGATTGTCCTTGCCTTTTCCTCAGAAATAATGATATTCAAATCGTTTCAATAGTTCCTTACTTCTGATATTCAATAATTCACGCTATCATAATAACTTCTTTTTTGTGGCACTACAATACGCTTTTAGTGCCAACCTTTCAATTTAGCGTAAATTTTTAAAATTGATTTACGCTTGCGGTAGATTGATGACTTACTACAATTGATGTTAAACATGACTTCCTCCCAACTATACTGATGATTAAGCCAATGTAAAGAAAATATTTCTTTCTGCTCATTATCCATTTCCTCAATAAGTTTTTGGACAGTCTCTTTAAAAATATCCATGTTGCGTAAAATCAGGTCACCACTCCACTTCTCAACTATCATATCTGGATGATTGAGAAGACCGTTTGTGCGATAAGTTATAAAGTTAATGCCATCTTTGGACATCAATTCCATTTGCCTCACAGCAATAGATTTATCAATATCTTTAAATTGCATCAATTCTTTATCTAATAAGTCATACTCTTTTTTAGATAATTTCATTTTTACTCCGCATATTCTATTAATCCTTTATTTAAAAAATACTCTGGTATAGCTTCCACCTTCTCTCCGTTAGGAAGCTCTATTGTCATATTGACATATCCCCCTGTCTCAAAAGTTAACTCGGTTACGAAAACAGGCATGTAGTACATTTGACCAAGTTTAATTTCGGTTGGTTTTTTAAGCTTTGTATCAGAAGTAATTGGATTTTCTTTAATTCCATCACCGTATAACAACCTATATAGTGCAGAATGACTGTCGAGTAATAAGTCAAATGTTGCATCTGGATTAAATACCATTGCTTCAAAGTCATTATCGCATTTATCAATTAAATCACTTAGCCTATCTACTAAATTTTTGATTTCTCTTTTATTCATTCCGCCACCTCAATAATTTCGTAATTATCGTCATCAAATACATTAAAACCTGATTCTTCTAAAGCTTTTCTAGTGTGGCTAGCATTAAGAGATAAAGTACTAATTCCGTTAGAAAATAACCAACATTCGCTATTCTTATCAAAATTTAAGTAATTTTGGTTAGGGCTTAGTCGTTTATCTCTGACTTTGTACAGCTTTTCTTTTTTGATGGTATAGCCGTAAATAAGAGCGTTAACTAAATCTTTCTTAATTTTTCCCCCGCAGTTATAAAGAGTTTTCATTTCTTTGGTGTTACTATCTTTATATTCCAATCCATTACCCCAACCTTGCCTTGTAACATGATAGAGTTGATTAGGTAAGTTGTCGGGAAATTCTTTCTTCAATCCTTCTATCCAATCAGCCACAAACTGCGGAATTTCTGGTTTTGATTGGTCAAGTGTGTCAAGCAAGGCTTTTACCTTATGGGCTGGAATCATTGGAATCTTCCAAAGCTCATCACTATCTACTGACAATTTGTCTACTATTTTTTTCGCTTCTTCAATATTCATCTCAATCCTCCAAGTTCTCTTCTCAGCAAATCAAAACTACAAAATTGTAATCTCCGTCTGGCGATGGCAGTAACACCTGTGCTCCGAACTGTTCTTGGCCATTATGTAAGTCGTTGACCATCTCCATGATGTGATTGCCAACCAGAAGTGGCGCTATAAATTCTGACATTTTTAGTTCATAAAGTAATTCCTTGACTTTTTCTAGTTTTTCAAAGTTTTGCTCTGTCATTTTGTACCTCTTGTAAAACCTTTGTAAAAATTTCTTTAACTAATTTATGCGGTATGTTTGACCGCTCGTTATATGATTTTGAAAAGTATTTCCACTCAACATCCTGCTTGATAATGTCATTTTTAAGACCTAGATCAATATTACTCGCAAACTTTGTTGGTTTTTGTAATGGATAATCATAATTGTTGTATCTAGTAAGATTAAGATACGGAAGTCTAAATCCCATAACGTCCTCAATGTACTTCCATAATCTGCCACTAGCTGGATTTTCAATGATGAAATACTTAGGTTCATACCTCTTGATAATCTCAATCGTATTGAATGCTGTCAGCTCTCCATTTACACGTTTTAGAAATTGCCTATCGTACTGATAATTGTTATATGCTTTTTCATAATCAGATTTATTTCTTATGGTAAACATACTAGCCTCTCTCTGTGGAACAAAGAGACTGTCTGATAGGTCTTCCTGTTTCCAGCAAGCATTACCCTCACTCATAGCGCTAGCGTTTGACCAACTTTCACAAGGTGGACTAGCTATGATTAGGTCAGGTTTAGGTAGCTTATCTAGCTCATCAAAAAGCGTGTTATCTCCAAACAGACGGCTATAGTCTGCCAAATTCAGATTGATAAAATGATTGTTTTTGTTCTCAATGTCGATCCCTATCGGATAAATTTCGATTTCTGGAAATTCTTTAGCTGCTTTAGTGTAAGAGCCGTTGCCGCTATCAAATAATGCCCAAACAATCATCTCATCCCCCATTTCCAGTTTTTTCGAAATAAAATGCGCCATCAAATGGCTTTATTCCCACGATCCCATAATCTGCACCTAGCCGACTAATAAATGGTTGCATGATCCTCTCGTGTACTGTCATAATTTGCTCTCTAAACTTTTCTAAAGTAAGAGTTGACTTATAAAAATTACAAGATTGGCAAGCTGGCATGAAATTACTGATGTCATCATCTCCACCGTTTCTAAATGGTTCTAGGTGGTCAATTCTTAACGTTTTAATATCAAGTATTTTCCCACAATATGCACAATGACAATCATATTTTTCTAATACTAATTGCCTGGTCTTTTTGCTTATTGCTTTTCGTTTCACGTTACCCCCCATTCCCTGTCAACTCCGCAATCCGTTTAGTCTGTCTCTGATTTTGCTCACTAGCACGTTTAAGCTGCTTTTGTGTTCTGCTTAGCTGAGCACGTAGTCCGTATATTTGTGGCTCGTAATATTGTCGTGCGTCGCGATAGCTAAAATACGACACGGTTACCATCATCCCAAATATTGCGATTGCAAGAAACAATAGTGCTTTCCAATCGTTTTTTAGGACATTCATTATTTTATTCAAGTCATCACGTAAATTTTGCAATAATTCATCTGTTGTCATTATTACTCCTCATTCCATATAGTCATCATAAATCCAAATTTCGTCTTTACTAAGTATTAAATCGTGTCCTGTTTTATCTATTAATATTTGTAATTGTTCGAGATTATCAATTTTTATAAAAATATCAGGAAAATAACCAATTTTTGTGATTTGATAATGTATGCCGCATGATTTTAAATCTTCAACATATTGTTCATCTTTAAAGCTGGCTGCATGCAACTGGTAAATACAACCATTAAATTTTGATTTACTGTACGGGTAACGATTTGGTTTCTTCATTCCGCTTCCCTCATGAAATATTCCGTCGATCGCTTCTCATTTGCTAACTCTAGCCGTCTGATAAACTGCATCGCTTCTCTTTTTGTTGCGAACTCATGCTCCTTAAACAAGCTTTTGTCACTGACCATATAAGTCGCTGTAATACCTTTGTTGTAAACTCTAACAACATGTTTTTTAGTCATCTTATTAACCTCTACTAAATTTTTGTTCCATATTTCCTGCGAGACAAACGAGCTTTAGCATTTCTTCTCATATCTTTCCATGTCAAATCGACTACTGTTTGAGTTAAATCTGCATTTGATTTTTTAAGTCTATCAATACAAACTTCTTGCGATTCGAGTTCTTTGTAACATCTCCTTTTTTCTGCCTCTATAAATTTAATATAGTCAAGTGTTGACTGTAAAGCTTTAACGCCACTTAAATCAATGGTTGCGTCATAATAACCCCTGCTACGCTCGCTACGTGAGTACATCATATATTTGGTTCCTCCTAAAATGGTAAGTCTGGTTCTGGTCCATAGTCTGGCATATTATCTACTAGGCTATTTGTGTTAGCTGTATTATCACGTTTTTCTAAAATTTGGAAGCTTTCAGCAACAACTTCTGTCACATAAACACGTTGACCTTGTTGATTCTCATAGTTACGGGTTTGGATGCGGCCTGTTATCGCAATCAGATGCCCCTTTTTAGTCCAATTTGTTAAATTTTCAGCAGCTTGTCGCCACATCACACAATTAATAAAATCAGCTTCTTTTTGTCCATCTTGATTTTTAAAATTACGATTAACTGCTAAAGTAAACTGTGCGCAAGCTACTTGACTTGGTGTATAGCGTAGCTCAACATCTTTTGTTAAGCGGCCAATCAATACAACATTATTAATCATTTTTTATAATCTCCTACGCCACTTTCTATTTTCTCCATTTCTTCAATTAACCAGTTTAAATTAACCCTTGCTTTTTTGAGGTCTTCAATGCCATTTTTATTTTGGTAGCGTAGCTGGTATTTAAGAGCATTACCAAGGAAAAATCCTTTGAGCTGTTCTGGTGTCATAAAATTTCTAAGTACACCAATTGCTTCAAGACCTTGACGACCTTGATAGTGACTTGGTTGATTAATATTGTCAACTTCGCTTACTTCTTCTAGGTAGGTAATTCCATCAATCATTATTTGAGGTCCTCCTCTTTTACAAATGTCCCGTTGATCATTTTACCTTTACGGTTTTTAATTTCGTTGTAGGCTACTTCCAAACTTTTTACAGGATCAATGTTAAGTTGTCTAGATAATACGATGAGTGTTACTAGAGAGTCTCCGATAGCATCAACTAAGGCTAGTTCTGGATGCTCAAATTTTGTTGGTTTAAGCAATACATCCCTAATTTCGCCAACCTCTTCAGTGACTCGCATCCACTGAATTTTAGGATCAGCCTTATCTAAATCTTTATTTACTGCCCAAAGTTCGATGCGTTTTTGTAATTCTTCAAATGTCATTTTTTACCTCATTTCTTCTCTTCCAATCTTGAGCCATTTGATAAAGTTCCTGTTCACACTTTTCAAATGACATTGCAAACAATTCTTTTTGCTTAGATATGCTTATTTGATGATATTTCCAATTAAAGTCAAGTATCATAAACAATTGATCTAGTTTTGATTTATTTTGTGTCATCGTTTTTTAAGTTATTTAGTCTCTCGAGCATCTGTTCCTTAGCTTTAGCCAGTTTTTCTTGCTCCTCTTGGCTCGTTTGCTCCACGTAATCTTCTTTGTGCCAGTCTGGAACATTTGATTGTGTTGTCATTGCTTTATTAGCTTTTTTAGCTTTAAAGTCTCTTTGAGCCTGGAATGCTTGTTCAGGTGTCTTTATACCATCATTGATCCAATTATCCAAAATACGAGCGATGTAATTAAATTTACGGACATTATTAGCAACTGCCACTTTAACAGCTTCCAAAAACAAATCCTTTGAGACATTTTGTTCGATGAGATAGTCATTAATCATGTCAAACTCAAATTTTACAAGACCTCTACCAAGATTTGCTTCAACAACATCAACAAACCTATCTTCTTTCTCTTGTTCTAGTTCTAGTTCTAACTCTAACTCTTTCTCTATCTTTAACTCTTTCTCTATCTCTATATCTGTTGGACACATATTGGACAGCGGTTGGACATTGTCCAATTCTGCTATTTTTTTCTCCAATTTCCGCTGATCACGTTTGTACTTTGCCCAATTACTTTCTTGCTCTAGCATTGATTTTGCTTGTGGTAGTGTGGCATTACCATTTTCATCAATTTGGATTAGTCCGCATTTAGTAAAGTAACTAAAAGTCATATTAAGATCATCTTCACTCACATCTAGTTTTAGTGCTAGTTCTTGGATAAGTGATTCAAAATAGCCCTCGTAATATAAAATACAATCTGTTTCTATGCTTTCAAGCATCAAACGGATATATATGACTGTCATCGCATAGCCGCCGCTTGTATTTTTTAGACGCTTAATAAAAAGGTTGTCAAAAAACTTTTTATCAAACTTTAGCCAAAAATAAATTTTCGTTTTTTCTTTACCAAGGCGCTTCACCCCATTCTTTGCCACATGATCCTGGTGTTGGCAACTCAATAAAATCTTTTCTTTTGTTCGTTATTTTTACTTGTTTAATAACAATATGTTCGTCAAGAATAGTTTCTACTGTTTTTTCTATCATCTTCTGATTACTATTCCGATTGCCGAGATAGGCAATAAAAGAGATAAATAATAAGACAAATATTCCTACAACTGGATTTTCTACCATTTTTTACTCCTTTATTTTTTGTTAGTATTTTCATTTTGTAGTCAGACCTTGTCCAGAAGTCTTTGAAGTTATTTATAATTGTTCCGAGAGCCATTTTTTAATAGCTCTTTTTGACCATCTTTTTGCTGGTAGCTCTTTTGGAAAATCTGGCATATATCGGTATTGGTTTCTAAAAGTTGTTTCGCCAATTCCCAAAAAATTACTTGTTGTTGAAATATCCATCAGCTCTGGATAGTTATCGTTCTCATTTTCTATTTCGACTAGTTTGTTAAGCGTATCTTTGATGATAGATTTTATCCAGTCGGACAAACTCATTAAGATATTATCCATAGCTATCTCCTTGTGGTATAATTAAGTAAATTAAAATTTGTTTTGAGTCCGATTCCCGTCGGACTTTTTTGTTATTTAAATTTGTCTAAACTGACTTCTAATGCGTCAGAGATTTTGACCATGTTGGGCCACGACAAATTTTTTATTTTTCCGCTTTTAAGTCGCTAAAATGACTTTTATTAACTCCAGAAAGTTTCGCTAATTGGTACATGGTCATACCTCTTTCTGATAAAATTTTTGATAATTTACCCCACATTACCCACTCACCAAAACACAATATATAGTTGTTCATAAGTTATCCACAACTATAGGTTGTGTTTTCCTTTCTATTTTGATATAATTTATTCGAATATGACCTCTCACCGTTGTATTCAAAAATTATGGAAAGGAGGATAAGTTATGGATAAAGATTGTGAACAGTTAATAGATGAAATTCTAAAAGACTATCACGAGAAAATGTATGAAACTGTACCGTTTGCTGAGTTGGGCAGTTTTATGACAAAATTTCTCTTAAAATACAAAGAATTACATCCATACAAGAAACCATCAGTAACTGAAATTGATGGTGTTAAATTTTTTAATGCAGGTGACTGGGAAGGTCTTTAGGACTCTTTTAATAAACTCATGCAAAACTTGGAAAATTCATGAAGTTCACTATCCATACGATGTGGTCCAATCGCACTTAAAATCTCGGCGACTTTTTTGCGATAGGTCATGTGTGAACGATGTCGTTCTAGTGCTATCTTACATGCAGTCCCTACAACTGCCATAGATAGCGCTATTTTTGTAGCCTGCTCAATCTTTTCTAGTTTCATCTTTATTCTCCTTTGTGATATAATCTAATTACTAAATTTTGTTAAGCGCATGTTCCCGCATGTGCTTTTTTCTTTCACTCCAAATATAATTGACTTGATCGATTAAGATCAGCAATTTTCATCTTAGTATTCGTGCTTGGTTCCCAAGTCATCCAGTAAGATAATGCTGCATCTTCAAATTTCTTTGGTAACATGTCGTAACGACTAATGTTGAAATGAGCTTTAAAATCCATTTCTGCCTCACGGAATACCGACTGAGCAAATACTTTATCACCATAAGCGGGACTATTCATGCCACCAAGCCACATCACAACACGAGCTTTCCGCTTTTTAAGTAGAGCTTGAGCAAAACTTGGATGAATAGGTTGTTCATTTTTTAGGTAGTCCACATCCTGAGCTAGTTCTAGTTGTTTTTGCTTGAGTTTTTTCTGACCTGTAAATAGAGCAATAAAAGCTTCATCAGATAAGTTTTCTGGGACATAGGCTCCTTGCTCACGGATTTGCGGTAAGACTTCTGATGTCACCCAGCGCTTGAATTTCTGAGCTTTTTCTTTAATGTCTGGATTCGCACTTTGCTTAGCAGCTACGAAAATCAAATCATAGACTCCCGATTCATTAATGATAGGGGTATTTTGTTTTCTTCCGATGGAGTCCTGAATTGGGACTACATCCTTATCTTCATCATCAATGTGATCTTGAATTGCTTTAGTCGGTCTTTCGTAACCTAAAACATCAGCCACGTCTTTTCCAACAAAGTAAGGTTCATTGTTAATAGTTAAAGTACGGACTTTCTGTCCGTTAAAGTTAAAAATTTCGTTCATAAAATTCCTTTCTTCGATTATCTCAAATCGAGATATTTTGTTTTAAAAAAATAACTCAACTTCTGAGATGCCAAACTTATCAGCTATAATTGCCATCTCATAATCTTTGAAAGATTGAATGCCATCTTCTTTTTCAGAGTAACCTCTTCGATTCTTCAAACCTATCAAGTCAGCCATATACATCTCAGAATATTCTCGTTTGAGCCGTTCTTCTCTCAGTCGTTTTTTAGGTTTTAAGTGTTGCTGTTTTAAACGTTGCTTCTTTGTCACTGTATCCCCTCCTATTTTCTTAATATTGACGTCATGACTAGTTGCGGAATCGAACCACAATGAAAACCATCCTAGCCCCATGCTCCTATGATATAATAAAGACAAACAACCATCTTTAACGAAAGGAGCAAACATATGGATAAAATGCCGATTTACCAACACGATATCAAAGTGAAGGGCGAAACAAGTAAAATGAAACCTGCACCTGATTATTTTAAACGCCCAACAAATCCAACTCCTAAAAATAAATAATTTTTATTTTTTCTCAAAGTTTAGATACACTCTAGCTTCGAGATTTTTTTCTTCAAGAAACTGATAAAGCGTCTCTTCGTTGCGAATTTTATGTTCCTCATGACTAGCAAAGTACGGATACAGTTTCATAGAAAGCTCCTCATTCTTTCCACTGAGCATTCCCATGGCTCCACTTGATATGAGATTTCCTTCAAAATCAAATATAAAGCATCTATCTTTATCATCATTAAACATTGCATTTTTCACAAGCATAGGTTGTAATCTTGAATGCTGACTGCTACCCCTAATAACATTAATGAACTTATAAAAAATTTTTAGAATACTCGGAAATAGTAAGCTAAATAAAATCGAAACAAGTATGGTTATAATAGTACGTTCAACAACTCCTCTTAAAACTAATGAGATAGTTAAATAAAACGTATAATTTAACGACGTCAGAAAAGCGATTAAATATTTTTTATCTTGATCATTACCTAAATCAATATCACTGACCCTTGCTGCTATCCAATAATTCAAATACCCAAAACCACCAACGGCTACAATAGATTGAATAACTTCTTGCATCATTTCCTTACCTCCTTCTTCATCTTTTCAATTTTATTATACAAATAACGCTTGTGGAACTGCCTTCCGATAAATGAGCATAACCACAACCCTACTAAAACATAAACAATTGTCATTGCCTTTCTTGGCAGATGATGATACACTAAAGTAAGAGGTTGGGGCTTTCACCCCTTGCTCTTATTTTTTGTTGCGAAGCTTCATGACTTCTAGCTTGTGCTGTAACACTTGCTTATGATGAAGTCTAGCTTCTCTAACTAAGCCTACAAGAATGATAGCTATTGCTAAGTCATGTTCTTGTAGGCTTTTTATGATGTGTTCCATCATCTGCCTATCTCCTTTCTTAAGGTCTTTATCAACCTTGTAAATACATTATATCTCAAATTGAGATATTTTGTCAACTGTTTTTTATCTCTTTTTGAGATTTTTTTATTTATTTTTTATCTCGTTATGTTATATTATAAGTAGAAAGGGTGCGAAGCATATGAACATTCTTGGAAATTCCATTAAAACTATACGAAAGTCGAAAAAACTAACTCAAAAAGATTTAGCAAAGCTAACAGGTTTTAAGCAAAATACAATATCAAATCATGAAAACGGAAAGAGACAACTAGATGAGCTAGACATAAGAAAATATGCTGAAGCATTAAATGTTGCTCCTCAGGATTTATTTGACTCATCTAAATCTACTCCTTCCATTCCATTCCCAAACTTCGACCCACGCAAGGCAATCCTGCTTTCTAACTACTCAAAGCTTAACGATAACCGAAAAAATAGGCTCGTATCGACCTCTGAGACGCTCTTAGCAGAGGAAAAAGGGGAAATCACCAACATATCCGAAAAACGTTCAGAATACGGCGCTAGAAAACGAATTAGCCTATCTGTACCAGGTAAGGTTTCCGCTGGTACTGGCTACTGGCAAGAAGATGACTATGATACAGAAGTTGACTTCTACGCTGACGAAATACCAGACGAAAAAGACTATGATACTGTCGCAGTAGTCGTTGGCCACTCCATGGAACCAAAAATCAAAAACGGCGACTTTTTATTTATTAAGCTTACTGATCAAGTTGATATTAACAAAATTGGTATTTTTCAGGTCAACGGTGAAAACTATGTCAAGAAATTAAAGAACGACCACCTCCAGTCTCTTAATCCAAAATATGCTGACATCACACTATCTGAAAGTGATAACTTTAGAACCGTCGGTGAGGTAGTTGATATATATAGAGAGGGGTAGAAAATTAAAAATGGGTATTGCACAAATACTAGAACCACAAATGAAAATATTAAGTGATGAAATTAAATCAAGGTACCTCATTTGACAGAGTGTAAATTCTTTGATAAAATATAGTTACTAACCTAGGAGAAATCCTAGTGCAAATGATTGTTGGCACAAGCTGCCACACCTAAGCGGTAACTATTTCTGGTTATCGCTTTTATTATTTTATAAATTATAAAAAAGCCCCACGCTCAATTTTGGCGAGGAGAGCGTAAGGCGATATGAAATCAATAAGAAGTAAGCTTTAAATAGCTTGTTTTCTTATACCTTAAATTATATCACATAAAGGGGGTGATGCCAAGATTCTCTGAAGTTAAGACCTTGTCCAGAAGCAACAACTAAGGAGAATAACATGAAATATCACAAAACAAAATACCCAAATATTTTTGGTACGAAACGCTAAAAGGTAAACGCTACTATATCCGCCGTAGTTACATTTTCCAAGGGAAGAAAAAGAAATTACTAAAAGCGGACTTAAAACTATTCCTGAAGCCCGTGCTGCCTTAACAGAAATTGAAAAACAGATTAATGAAAAAAGCATTGGTATTAATATGAATATTACTGTTTCTGGTTATTGGGAAATTTTCCACGAGAAACGTGTAGCTACTAATAGATGGACCCCAAATACCGAAGAAACCTATAAAAGCTTAATGAGAAATAATATACTTAAAGAGTACGGAACAGTTAAATTGCGGAATCTTAATCGCAACGACTATGAGGTTTACATAGCTAACATGCTAGCCCCGAGAATCCGTTAA